TTCCTGGAAACGGGCGCGCTAATCGAAAAGGATCGGCATGGATTTGTCAGATGTGCGCTATCCGGTGAAATGCTGGCAGTAAATCCTGAACAGATAGATGCATTGATAGAATTTCTGAAAGGGATCAGGGACTGAGCACCCATACAGCCGGAGCAATCCGGCTTTTTGTAATTTTTTGTAAATTATTTGTTCGTGGTCGTTCCACGTTGTTCATTGACCGGATCGGCATATTTTACCCGCCCTGAATCATGATTATTCTCGCCAGTGGTGCCAGGACGCTGGGGCCACTTTCCCGCCTGTTAATGTGCTCACCAATATTCATTACCAGGCGGGAAAACGATCGGTGCGATTGCTGATTTCCTTATGAAAAACGGTTGAGTTTTTGCCGCGTCCTGGAGTTCCTTACTTAACCCCAGGACTTTTTTTTATGCCGAGAATAATCGAATTACGCCAGCAGAAAACCGCCATTAAAAATCAGATGCGCGACATGCTGGAGAACGCGGAAAAAGAAAACCGCAGCCTTAACGATGCAGAGGGCGCAAAATTTGACGAATTACGCGCTAAAGCTGAATCCCTCGATAAAGACATTTCCCGCCTTGAAGCCATTGCAGACGAAGAGCGCAGCAAGCCAGGTAAAAGCAGCCAGACCACTGACCCGGCAGAACTCCGCAACTACATCCTGACAGGTGAAACCCGCGCATTAAGTACAGGTGTCCCCGCTGATGGTGGTTATACCGTTATCCCTGAACTGAACACCGAAATCATGCGAATGCTGGCGGATGAGTCCACCATGCGCCGCATCTGTACCGTGAAAAAAATCAGCAGCAACGAGTTTAAGCAGCTTGTTTCCGCTGGCGGTGCGGTCGTTAACCACGGTGAAGAGGGTAAGGCACGCGAACAGACCAGCACCCCGCAGATTAACGAGGTGAGCATTAAGCTGTATCCGGTCTATGCGTACCCGCGCACCACACAGGAAATCGTGGATTTTTCCGATGTGGACATCCTTTCATGGCTGACGGGCGAGATTGGCGACACCTTCACGGAAACCGAAGAAAGTGATCTGGTTGTGGGCGACGGTGACAAAAAAGCAAAAGGTTTTTTATCCGTACCCCGTGCAGAGAAGAACGACAAAGAACGTGATTTCGGAACGTTGCAGGTTATCAAGCCCGTTGATGATCTTGCCTGGACATCTGCGGACCCGCTGATCGATCTGAAATTTGCATTACGTAAAAAATACCGCAAGAACGCGGTATGGGTGGTTAACTCCACGACGGCGGCAAAACTCCAGAAGGTGAAGAATGCGAACGGGGATTATATATGGCGTGACCGTTTACAGGCGGGTGATCCTGACACATTGCTGGGCCTTCCGGTCGAATATCTGGAGTTTATGCCGGATAACGTTATTGCCCTGGGCGACTTTAAACGCGGTTACTACATCGTTGATCACGAAACAGGTGTTCGCACCAGACCGGACAACCTGACAGAACCAGGATTCATCAAAATTTTCACGCAAAAATATTTAGGCGGTGGCGTGGTGGATTCGAACGCGATCAAGATTCTGGAACTGCCACAGGACGACGATTAACAGCATACAGAAGGGGCTAAAAAGCCCCTTTAGTGTTTTATGGGTGAAAAAAATTATGAAGAGTATGGAAATCCGGTCATCGGAAATCACCACCAGCGCCAGCAACACGCTTACAGGCTACGTTGTTCGCTGGGATAACCTTTCGGAACTGTTATGGGGGGAGTTTTACGAAAAATTCCAGCGGGGGGCGTTTACTGAGTGGCTTGCGGCGGGTAATGACGTTCGCGGCCTGTATGAGCATGACCACAGCATGTTACTGGGGCGCACCCGTTCTGGCACGCTGAAACTGGAAGAGGACGACACAGGGTTACGCTTTGAACTTACCCCACCGGATACCAGCACAGGGCGTGACGTTATCGAACTGGTTAAACGTGGTGATATATCCGGCATGAGCTTTGGCTTTCGTTCCCGTAAGGATGTATGGGATACCACAACAGATCCATGCGTGCGCACCGTGCTGGTGGCGGAACTGTACGAAATTACCGTTACATCCGTACCGGCTTACCCCGATTCCGGCGTGGAGCTGGCCCGCCGTTCCCTGTATGAGCAGCACCCCGAAAAAATGCCGCGTGCGGATAATCGCCGCTGGTGGGCGGATTTAGCGGGGGTGTGATATGTGGCCTTTCAGAAGAAAAAAAGAGCAGCGCAGCATGACGCTTGATGAATTTATGGCGCTGGCTGGCACATCGAACACGGGGGCGGGTGAGTACGTATCATCGGGGACAGCGGAATCACTCCCCGCCGTCATGAACGCCGTCACGGTCATATCTGAGGCGGTGGCTACTATGCCATGCTACCTGTACCTGGTACGCAATGAGAAGGGGAAGGAGGCCCGCGAGTGGCTTGATTCTCATCCGGTCGATCATATCCTCAACGAGCGCCCGAACGCATGGCAAACCCCCTACCAGTTTAAGCGAATGATGATCCGCCACTGCCTGTTAAACGGTAATGCTTACGCGGTGATTCAGTGGGGGCGTGATGGTTTTCCGGCGGCTTTACATCCTTACCCGCCGCAGTCGGTGAACGTGGAGCAGACAGGAGAACACAACTGGCGCTATTGCATCACTGACGCCTACACCGGAAACACCCGCAACTATTTACCGTGGGAAGTACTTCACCTTCGTTACTCCACGGATGACGGCTTTATGGGGCGCTCACCTGTAACCATCTGCCGCGAATCGCTGGGGCTTGGGCTGGCCCAACAACGCCACGGCGCGAGCGTGATGCGTGATGGCATGATGGCAGCAGGGGTTATCACGTCAGGCGAATGGCTGGACGGCGTGAAGGGCAAACAGGCATTAGCCGCACTGGAACGCTATAAAGGGGCCAAAAACGCCGGAAAAACGCCCATCCTTGAAGGGGGCATGAGTTACCAGCAGCTGGGCATGAGTAACCAGGACGCCGAATGGCTGGCCTCCCGTCGCTTCACCATTGAAGACATCGCCCGAATGTTCAACGTCTCGCCGATTTTTCTGCAGGAATACAGCAACAGCACCTACAGCAATTTCAGCGAGGCAAGCCGCGCATTTCTCACCATGACGATGCGCCCGTGGCTGGCGAACTTTGAGCAGCAGATAAAAAACGCCTTGCTGGTGGTCTCGCCTGTACCTGGTATCCGGTATCAGGTGGAGTTTGACAGCGCGGACCTGTTACGGGCCACACCTGGCGAACGCTTTGCCACCTATGAGCGAGGCATCAAATCCGGTGTTATGTGCCCGAACGAAGCCCGCGAACGAGAAGGGTTGTCTCCGCGTGATGGTGGTGATGAGTTCAGCCAGGCATGGAAACAGGAAGTAAAAATCAGCGAGGGAGAAAAACCGGAATGAACATAGGGCGACTGCGTGACAGGGTAACGATTCAGACCCTGAAACAGACCAGAGCCATGACGGGCGAAATACTCGAAACGTGGGAGGACGGTCACACACTCTGGGCAAGCGTGAACATGGTCAGCAGCAAGGAGGCCATTTCATCGGGTGCAGAGCTGGCGATTGGTACCGTAAGGATCTGGATACGGTACCGGAAGGACATTAACGCCACCAGCCGGATAAAGGTCAATACGGGGCCGCTGGCGGGGCGTGTACTGAATATCATCGGGCAGCCGCTGCCGGATGCCGCCAGGACACGCCTTGAAATTCTTTGTCGTGAGGGCGCGGAAAAATGACAGAAGAACTTATCACCCTGGAAGAAGTGAAACTCCATTGCCGCATCGATGGCGACGAGGAAGACCAGTTAATCAGCGGATACATTGCCGCATCGCTTGAGGCGTGCCAGATACACATAGGCAGGCGCTTTGATGACGGGCTGGAGTTCACGCCAGCCATAAAGATTGGCTGCATGATGTTTATCGCTCACCTGTATGAGAATCGCCAGATTGTCGCGGATAACGCAAAAACACACGTACCCATGACGATTGGCGCACTCTGGACGGCTTACCGTGATGTGGGGGTGTACTGATGCCGTGGCAACCATTAAGACGATGTACAGAACCAGGCTGCAACAGGCGCGTGAAGTCCGGCAAGTGTGAGGAGCACAGACGCAGCGCACGCCAGCAGCAGGACAGCCGGAGAGGCAGCAGCAGGGAGCGAGGGTATACGAGGCAGTGGGAGAAATACCGCGCCATGTATCTGAGTAAAAACCCGTTATGTGCGCATTGCCTGGAAAAAGGAATATACAAGCCCGCCGTGGTGGTGGATCACATTATCCCAATCGATGGCGGTAATGATGTTCTCTTCTGGCCTGAGTGGAATCATCAGCCATTGTGCCAGGCGTGTCATAACCAGAAAACGAAATGGCTTGATCCGTCCACAAAAAACAAGCGTGCTGCGGGTGGATTCCGTGAGGAGGAAGAACGGGCCGCTAACCGCAATAACTGGATGTATGGCGCTGATGAATGAGCGGGAACAAAACCGCCTTATCCGTGGACTTATAAGGCAGCGTGACGCATGGAAGGCACAGGAAACAGGGCATAAAGATAAAGCATCAGGACGCGCAGAACGCATCACAGCGACGCGATTAAACGACCGTGACCGCGAGGTTATGGAATGTTTCCGCAATCGCTGATGAGGCAGCCGGACGGGGTGGGGGGAGTTTTCAGGACGAACCCGACCCCGCCCAGAACCGACCGCCTCCCCAAATTTTTATGCACGGTAATTTTTTGAAAAATAATCTGGCGAAAAAATAAGCATGGCAAGACCACCGAAAGCCCCCGCCTACCTGGATGATATCGCCGTGAAGCAGTGGCGGGAAAAATCGCGGCAGCTTGCGGAACGGGGAGACCTGACCCCTGCCGACTGGAGTAATCTGGAACTGTATTGCGTCAATTACTCGATATACCGGAAAGCCGTCGCAGACCTTGCGGCGCGCGGGTTCAGCATTGTTAACAGTCAGGGCGGAGAGAGCAGAAACCCCGCATTAAGCGCGAAATCCGACGCGGAAAGAGTGATGATAAAAATGGCCTCTTTGCTCGGTTTTGACCCGATAAGCCGCCGTAAAAATCCACCGGAAACAGAAGAAGAGGACGAGCTTGACCGCCTGGAATAAGTACGCAGAAGACGTAAAAACGGGCAAGATTCCGGCCTGTAAACGGCTGAAACAGGCCGTTAAACGATACTTTTCGGACCTTGAAAACCCCCTTTACATGTTCGATCGTGAGGTTGTTGAGCGGTTTATTGCCTTTTCCAGGGTGTGCCCGCACGTAAAAGGGCCGATGCGTGGAAGACCCATTGAGCTGGAACCGTGGCAGCAGTTTGCCTTTGCGTGCATCCTCGGCTTTAAGGTTAAGGCCACCGGAAGGCGCAAATACACGAGCGCCTTTATCGAAGTGCCGCGCAAAAATGCGAAATCCACGACAGCCGCGATTCTGGCTAACTGGTTTCTGATTATGGAGAACGGGCAGCAGGATATTTACACCGCAGCGGTGAGCCGCGACCAGGCGCGGATCGTTTTTGATGATGCGCGTCAGATGTGCCTTTTATCCCGACCGTTACGCAAGAGAGTGAATATTCAGGCCCACAAGGTGATGCACCCGAAAAGCAACAGCCTGTTAAAGCCGCTGGCAGCAAAAGCGGCAACCATCGAGGGCACAAACCCAAGCCTTTCCATCGTGGACGAATACCACCTACACCCCGATAACGGCGTTTATTCCGCGCTTGAGCTGGGGATGGGCGCACGTCCCGAAGGGCTGTTATTTGCCATTACCACATCGGGCAGTAACGTCGTTTCAGCCTGTAAACAGCACTATGATTATTGCTGCCAGATCCTGGACGGCGAAGAGGTCAACGATTCAATTTTTGTGCTGATTTACGAGCTGGACGACGAAAACGAGGTTGATGATCCGGCGATGTGGATAAAGGCTAACCCTAACATCGATGTTTCCGTGGATCGTGAAAAACTGGCCTCAACCATCCAGAAAGCGCGGGGTATTCCGTCGCAATGGGTGGAGATGATGACAAAGCGATTTAATATCTGGTGCCAGGGGGCTACCCCGTGGATGGGTAACGGCGCATGGGCTGAGTGTGCCGGAACGTTCACGGAGGAAGATTTACACGGGCAGGAGTGTTACGCGGGGCTGGACTTATCATCAACCAGCGATATTTCCAGCGTGTGCTATGCCTTTCCGGTTGGTAAAACCATTATGCTGATTTCCCGTCATTATCTGCCGGAGTTCCAGCTACAGAACCCCGCCAATAAAAACCGCGCTGTCTATCGCCAGTGGGCTAAAGCGGGCTGGATACGCACAACGCCAGGTGACTGCATTGATTACGACCGGATCAGAGATGACATCATGCAGGATGCGGAGAAATTTAATATCAGGCTGGTGGGCTTTGATACGTGGAACGCCACGCACCTGAGAACGCAATTACAGGGGGCTGGTTTTGAGGTGGAGCCGTTCCCGCAAACCTACCTCAGATTCAGTCCGGCGGCGAAATCGTTCGAAGTTTTTGTTAACCGCAGGGTGATTGTGCATCGTGGCGATCCGGTGTTGTCCTGGTCGATGAGTAACGTCGTGATGCAGAGTGACGCGAACGCCAATATCAAGCCGAACAAGAAAAAATCACCGAACAAGATAGACCCGAGCGTAGCGGCGCTGATGGCGTTTGGTACATTCCAGGCAGAGCATGAGGATTTTGCTTTTGATATAAGCGACAGCCACCGCCAGAAACTGGAAGAATTTAGCGGGGTGTAATGAGGTCAGCAGCATGACAGAAGCCGAAATACTGCGATTAATCCGCCGCGTCTCTGGAATCAGCCAGCAGCATGACGAACAGGCCACGCAGCCGGACAGCGTGACCGCCGAAAATTATGCGCGTGTTGTTGCTGAGGTGATGCGCCGTGATGGTATCCAGCTTAATGATGTGGATATGCGCAACATACGGATCCGCGTTCTTGAAATGCTGGCCTACCGTCGCCGCGTGCAGACGTACAGGGAAAAAGCAAAAATTACGTACCACTGGAAGAAGCCGGAGCGGTTACGGCGGTAACTGGTTGAACTTAAAGCAAAGCGCAAAATTGCGTTGGCTGGTGGGTGAGTTGCAGATCTGCAACTCGACCATGAAATTACGGAAAATACCCGTAGTTTGGGTAGTAAGAGTAACACCCAGATTTTGGGGCTTACTCGCGATACCCAAATAAAGGGTATCGGTGGAAGAAATATCGTTTCTCATATGTGAGTACCGAGGGCGGAATTCCGCCTTCGGTTACTCGCTGAACTTAAAGCAAAGCGCAAAATTGCGCTGATTACTGGTTGGAATTGTTCCAGAGTGCAAATTTACACTATGGCCTAACCCGTTGATATTTCCGGCAACCTCAATTTGAGGAGGCAGGGAACATCCCCTAAATCCGGTGATGTATTCGGCCCCTTTAACGGGTATTACGATAATCATAACACCTACCGAACAGGTAAAGGCCACCAGCCTGATTAACGTTTAACCGGAAAAAAAGCCAGGTATCCAATCTCGATATGTGGATCCCCATATCGACAGCAATGCCCCCTTAAAATTATCCGCCTTTATATTTCTTGTGCCTATTTGTTCCACGTTGTTTCATACAGTGCGCCGAACGGTGTAGTCACTGGTGTAGTCATTTTGCGATTTTTGGCACTTTTTGTGGTGCAAATTATTTAATTAAATCAATGTGTTAAGTGAAATAAGTTATATATAACAGCAATAAATAATGCGAGAATAAACGGCACGATGATCTCGGCGGCAAAACGGATACCGCAGAGAATAATGACCAGCATTCCCAACATAATGACGATTTTTAGGCCATTGAGCGTGATGATCGGCTTTGCCATGCTTGTCCCCGTTTTTTCTTCCTTTGCTAATAATAATGTCTTTTTCGCTCCGTCATCATAACGAAAATCAAACCGCTCAGGTAAAGAAGTGAAAATATTTTGAGTTAATTCTTAAGCTATGATACAAATCAGGCGTGTTCAACTACCGAGGACAATTATCATCCGCGATGACGAGAAGCAACACTGCGGATAATTGTAATATTATGGACAATTTGTTCAGGACGTTATTTTCAACATTTACCCATCTTCGTACCTCATCCACTATCTTGCTCGTAGGTGAGCAGCACTGGCGCAACGCGCTTTAGTCCTTTCTTCTGCCTAAGCTTGCCCTATGCGCGGGGCTTGACCACTTTACTTTGGTTTCGCTGAATTAAGCGAAAATTAAAATAATTCTCTTGCAGGAGAAGGACAATGTATATTTATTGGATTTTATTAGGCCTGGCTATTGCTACAGAAATTACCGGTACGCTGTCAATGAAATGGGCGAGCGTCAGTGAGGGAAATGGCGGCTTTATTTTAATGCTGGTGATGATTTCTCTGTCGTATATATTTCTCTCTTTCGCCGTTAAAAAGATCGCCTTAGGCGTAGCTTATGCGCTGTGGGAAGGTATCGGTATTTTATTTATTACCTTGTTTAGCGTTTTGTTATTCGACGAAAGTTTATCGCTGATGAAAATTGCCGGGTTAACCACCCTGGTCGCCGGGATTGTGTTGATCAAATCAGGTACCCGTAAAGCGCGTAAACCTGAACTGGAGGTGAACCATGGCGCAGTTTGAATGGGTTCACGCCGCCTGGCTGGCATTGGCAATCGTGCTGGAAATCGTTGCTAACGTCTTTTTGAAATTTTCTGACGGCTTTCGTCGCAAAATATTTGGCTTGCTCTCCCTGGCGGCGGTGCTGGCTGCCTTTAGTGCGCTTTCTCAGGCCGTAAAAGGGATCGACTTGTCTGTCGCTTATGCATTGTGGGGCGGGTTTGGTATTGCCGCCACGTTAGCCGCAGGTTGGATCTTGTTTGGTCAACGGTTAAATCGTAAAGGCTGGATTGGCCTGGTCTTGCTGTTGGCTGGAATGATCATGGTGAAACTTGCCTGATGAAGACGCTGCCCGCGCTGTCGGGCAGCGTTTGAACATTATTTTTGCGACAGTTGATCCAGCTTGTCGCGAAAACCGGTAACAGAAATGGCCCGGTTATCGGCGCGCCAGCGATCTTTCGCGGCAGGAGCCGAACTTTGCACCCCAATTAATTGCCAGCCGTCATCGGTATGCAACATCAGAGGCGAACCGCTGTCACCCGGCAAGGTATCGCACTGATGTGACATCACCGACGTTTGCGCCCAGCCAGTCACTTCACAGTTTTGATGACTGTATAACGTATCGAGATGATCTTCAGGATATCCCGCCTGAGTCACTTTACGACCAGCCGATTTTAATGCGGCAGTAAGCGCGGCTTTATCTCCCTCAAATAACGGCAACGGTGTAATGCCAGAAGGGGGATTACGCAGCACAATCAAGCCGAAGTCCCATGGTGCAGCTGCGGGAGGAACAATCCAACCATCCCCATCTGCTTTTAACCGCTTTCCCAGTGTCGGATCAACGCGGCCTTCTATGTCGTGGATCTCATAGCGCCAAAGACCTTTATTTGACACAAAACGCAGCGCCACTGCTTTATCGGCTTTACCCTTTGGAGGTGTCAATAAACAGTGTCCTGCCGTTAATGCCAGATTGGGTGCAATCAGCGTCGCCGTACATAAATTGCCGCTGGCCGTTTCCAGTTGCCCAACCGCATCCCACGGTGATTGGGTCGTGTCATTCACTGGCACACGATCATCATGACCAAAAAACAGGGTGCTGACCTCATCGTTTGCCGATTTGGCAACGTCTGGTTTATCTGCAAACACAAAAGCAGACGTCAAACTAATTGCACCCAACACTACAGCAATGGTTGTACGCATATCACACTCTGGTGGGTAATTATGATTATTAAAAGCAAACCCTCATAAATACTATAGACGGGACGGGATGAAAGTGGGAGTAAAATCAGATAACTACAGTCAGGAAAGATAAAAACGGGCGGCAATCAGTGCGCATAAAATAAGGATGATAAGAATGAACTCAAAGCGATAACGGCCCACCATACTACCCTCCGCTAAAGGCGGTGCTAAACGTTACCCGCTTAGCACCGTAATTTTCAGGCGCGAGGGGGCGCGCCAGCATTACTGTTGAAAACTTACGCTGCGGGTTGTGCAGCAGGTTTTGCCGGTTGCTGATGGCTGTGTTTCCCGGCGTGTTTCTTCGCTGCCTGCGCTTTTTGTTCAGGGGCTTTCTGTTCAGCTTTCGTATTTTTATGATGCTTTTTAGCCGCCTGCGCTTTCTGGGCAGGTGCTGCTTTATGCTGTTTTTTATGATGTGTCGTTTTCGCCGGCGCTGCTTTGGTGGTCGTCGCAGTCGGAGCAGGTGTGGTCGCAGTCTCTGCAGCAAAGGCGGCAGAAGACAGACCCATAGCAGCGGCAACAACCAGAGCTAATACTTTTTTCATTGTCATACCCTCAATTTGTTTTTTCATTTAACCCCACTGCGGGGCCGTTGAAATAACTATATCCCTGGGAATGGCAGACTTCCGTGAGTGGTTGGTTTCAGCGTGTAACGATATGTACAAACGCTGGGTAATGACTCCAACTTATTGATAGTGTTTTATGTTCAGATAATGCCCGATGACTTTGTCATGCAGCTCCACCGA